ATGCTTTGCAACCTATTATAGGCACTGCAGCCCACATTCCATCATTTGTTACATAACCTTGCGGATCTCCAGCAGTATCATCTAAGACGCCAGGACGGTCAATGAAGGGTTTCTGAAAACTCATTGTTGGATTTGCTCCACAGTGGTAGTATCAGAGTTCCATTCTTGCTGCCACTTGTCTCCTTGATAGTAACCAAATCCACCAGCAAGAAGAGAAAGAATAAGTGCCAAACTTACCTTACCAGTTTTATTACCAGCCCAGGCACCAAACCAACCGCCAAGACCCATTAGAACCCACGGAAGAAATGCCATCAGAGCCCAGATTGCTCCGATAATAATAGCAAGACCAAACACTCCTTCACCAGAACCAGATGAAGAACTTCCACCAGAAAAACTATTAGAACTGCTAGAAGAACTGGAAGATGAATTATTAGAATTATTATCAAATATAGCAGTGGTGCTTACATGAGTAGAACCAGGATTGCGTGCCATTGCTTTCTGTTTTGCCTGCTGATAGTCACGGGCAATAACAACCTCTTCAAAAACGGTTCCAGCATCATAGAGAGTGACTTTGCACTTCATGGTGGTGTTCCTTTGATTACTTAAGTATTATAGCAGAGTGAGAGGGGTGTGGGAAGGCAATGTGCCAGTTTTCATACTGACCTCCACCCTTTATGTTGACTTCTTTGACCTTTTATAACCATTTGTATATTTGCCCTTGTTAGATTATTATCTCTACAAAACTTATGTAAATTTTTTCCTGTAACAATTTCACCAGTTGGAGAAACTAATGTGAAACTTCTTGAGTATTTTTCAGCTACAACAGCACCACCAATTTTTCCATATTTTCTACCAATTTCTTTTTGTTCTTCTTTTGTTAATGAAAATATTCCAATTCCAAGTTCTTTACTTTTTAATCCCTGAATTTTTCCACCTTTTTTGCAATTTTCAAGTTTTTGTTCTTCAGTAAGAGAGAATAAACCAGTTCCATTTTTATAATGTTTATTTCCCGTTATTTTTCCTGCTTTACTACAATCTTCACGCAATTTTTCTTTCGTTCTGCTAAACATCCCACTTTTAGTTTCATATAATTTTTTACCCAATTTACTTAATGCCTCTAAAGACACAAATCCACCGACATTTTCGTTGAGGCAATATGGATCATTATTGTAAAATGGATTAATTAATCTTTTTTCAACTTCCTGTGCCTTTATCCAACCTTCATCACTATAATCAAATATTTCTAATATCTGTTTCTTTGGTGTGTAAAATTCCCACATCCATTTATGAGTTACAGGTGTTCCAAAATATTCTTCATTTTCTTTCTTTTGTTTACGAACACCATAATAGTAATATGGAACTTCTTCAAAAGTAATCTTATAAGTGTAGATACACAAGGTCATTATTCTTTTAGTAGGGGTAAAACTATTTAGGTGGGGTCTTACGTAAATCAAATACCCCTACCCAACTTTACTGCCCAAATGATATTTATCAGCGACGTAGAGTTGGACTTTACACTTCATTGTTGTACTTGCTCCACAGTGCTATCAGAATTCCATTCTTGTTGCCATTGATCTCCTTGATAGTATCCAAAACCACCAGCAAGAAGAGACAGAATAATTGCAAGACTTACTTTGCCAGTTTTGTTACCTGCCCAGGCACCAAACCATCCACCAAGACCCATTAGAATCCATGGCAAAAAAGTTATTAGAGCCCAGATCACACCCACAATAATAGCAAGTCCAAATGCTCCTTCTACAGAACCAGAACTTCCACCAGAAGAACTGGGTGAATCATCAGAATCAGATGCACTTGTAGAAACAGGATTGCAGTTACTTACAGATTTTGCCCCATACATGGACTTTACCTGTGCTTCTGCAGCAGACCTACTGATACCTGGTGTTTCAAACTCAACATATTCCAACCGATTATCAACGGTTGTAATGTAAGCACCCCAACGATGAGACATGGTTCTGTTTGATTACTTAAGTAGTATAGCAAAGAGGAGCAGGTAATCTGCTCCTGGTGGACAGTTTGGTAACTGGATCAAAAGTCCAGGTAATCTTCAATACATTTCTCAATGGCATCGGACAGTTTAGTAGGTGGTATGACTGGTTCCACAGTTCCAATTTCACACTCGTAGTAGTTACCGATGTCTAGTTTGATCATAGCACCATCAGCACCTTCCTCATAAAGAGATCGTGCATACTCATCCCCAACTACTACAACACGACGTGCAGTAAGATCAAGAACCAACATATAATCAAAAGTTTTTTGTGTTCGATAATCTTCGATGGTTTTCTTTTCACTCAGAAAAGATTTTACTTTAAACTTTTTAGTTGCAAATGGATTTCTCTTTTGGAAAAGATTCTGACCCATCTTCAACTCAATCTTATCTTCACCATAAGTGAAGTCATATCCGTCTTGATCGACTCTTACAAGACCAGAAAACTTGTCAAGAGCACGTTCTACGGCAGTTGCACGGGTGAAATTGTCGGCATTGCTAGTGAATCCATCGTCACTGTAGAGAGAATCGACGACACCAAAGACTTTGTTCCAGTCAACACTTGTCTCAAGGTGATCAATGAAGTGTTGTTGCATTGTTGCGTTGATCACTTTTTTTTCTTGGGGGTAAAGAATGTTTGAAAGAGCATTCATAACTTTTAGAGTGTAGCACGATCCTGGGACTTACGCAAGGTGCTGCCCAGAAATTACTTTTTAATCACAGATATTGCAGGTTCACCGTGCTCAAAAACCGTCTCTACGACACTTTGAACACTCCGTGCAGTGTTGATACCTACTTTATCATAGACAGGTACACAAACAAGTCCATGTGTCTTCTCAGACCCTCCTAATCGGATCACACGACCGATTGACTGACTAATTCCAATATAATCCATATTCCTCATAAACAACACTGCCTCAAGACCATTTACATTGATACCTTCAGACAAAATACTATGGTGCAATACAACAAATTTCTTTTCAGGATCTTTACCCCAAGCATTCAGAGTCTTGAAAAACTCTTCACGATCAACCTTCACACCATCAATAAATGCACCAGTCTTTGATGTGATATACATGCATGAATAACCACGTTGACGAATCTGTGGATAAAAATCAGATTCAGTCAACAACTTCACAATCTGCCTTGTAGACCTTGCAGCAATTAGAATCTTGTTTAAGGAATTACCATCAATAGTACAAATTAAATTATCACAATCAGACATCTTGAAATCACCTTGAGGCAATTCATTTACAACAACCTTAGGAGGAAGAATATATCCTTCTTCAACCAACTTAGGTGCAGGAACATTACAAATAATCTGCCCATAAACTTCTGGAATATTCATTCCTGGTTTCGATATAGTAGCAGAATGTTTCGGAGTCGCAGTAAAGAAATAGCAACGATCAGCAGCACCACTAAAATGCTCAGTGGCAGGAAAGAAGTTTCTCTTAACACTATTATGTGCCTCATCAAAATAAACGGTATCTACCTTAACACCAGATTCCTCAATACGATTCAAAGAGTTATAAGTCGTAAAGATCAATTGATTACCATCAACATTCTCAGACCATGCTTTGATAGTCTTTGCCTTGGTAGTACTAAAGTGTTCTGTTTCTCCACTATGAACATGCATCACATGAGCATTATCAACATGCTCTAGAAACTCAGAGCATAACTGTTCTGCAAGAAGAATCCGAGGAGCAACAACTACAATAATTTGCTTAGTTGTGTTTTCGAATTGCTGAATAGCATCAAAAATCATGGTAAGAGTTTTGCCAGCACCAGTTGGCATAATCAATTGTCCTTTCGCATGTGAAAGCATTCGATCACATGCAGTGCTCTGGTGTGGTCGAAGAGTAATAGGCACTGGTGTCTGGTGAACGTTGTACTTATTATAGCACAGGGAGAATCACTTCAGTGATCAGTGGACAGTTATTGAATTGTCTACAAGAGAATTAAATGAGGTGCAGCAGTCAAAGATACTTCAACATCTTTAAACATTTTACCAGTGCTCACTTTCTTTTTAACAAGATTTGTCATTCCTGAACTTGAAACTTTACTAAATCCTCTTTTTGTGATTGCACCAAAAATTGTAAAGAAAATAGATTTCTTTAAAAACTTTCTAAAAGATTGTCCACCAACAAATAGGAAATAAGACATCTGAAGAGAAACATAATGCTCATAAAGTCTTTCGGATTTGATAGAATCTATATTTGTTCTAAATCCACCTTCAGATCTAATTTTTTTTATAATTTCTTTTTGGAAGTCTTCAAATCCATTTGCTTGACCAATTTTTGCAAAGAATGGAGAAATTTTATTTCTTAACTCTGCGAAAGTATGAAACTTAGGATCCATTAAAAATGTCACAGATTTTCTATATTCTGGAATTTTAGATCTTATATTTTTCATTTCAATATCTGCTGCTTGTCTTGTTCTTACTCTTCTAAGTAATTCATCATAAATTACTTTATCGAATACTTCTGATCTTTTCTTTCCAAGAAGTCTCATGATATTATTGTATCCAGAATAAGACTTTAAAAATGGTTCTAATGATTTCGGTGCCATTCCAGCAACCCAAGGAGTCTGCTGTGTTCCACCTTTTTGAATATAAAATTTACCATTAAAACTTCCAGATCCTTGTGAAGGTAAAGGTTCCAATGCAAATCTGGAATCATCAAAATTAGAATCTAACTTTTTATAGTTGAAATCAAAAATCAATTTCCAACTTGAAGAACTTTTAGTTTCATTAATATCCCACTTGTCATACTTAATATCAATAATTTCCTCAATAAGTTTTTCAACTTCCCTAGGACTTTTATTATTCAAGGCAACAAGCAATTGAGAGTATGGGTCAATATTTTTTTTACTTATCCCTTTACCAATCTTTTCTATATTTCCACCAATCTTAACAGAAGTAATTGGATCTCTACCATCTGGCATTTTATGTGATATTGGAAGTAATTCTTTCCTTTTAAAATATTCCAATATCATATACTCATAAGTTTTACTTTTATCTTTTTGATAATTTAAAAGAATTGTAGTATCATTTTTTGGTTTGAGAATTTCATTATTAAAATCTTTTTTGATATCGTTTACTTTGTTCGAATCAACAATATAAAAATCTGCAGGAGTTAAATCTTGTGCTTGTGCTTTTGATGAAAATGACTCTGCAAATATTTTATGAAGTCTTTGTAAACATTTATTCTTTATTGTTTGAACAAAAACACTGTCTTGCCCATAAATTCTGTAACTTTTATTTGAACTCAACAAATTTGAATTAAATAAACTTATCATTTGATTGTAAATGGCGTATAAATGAGCATCACCTGATCCACGATTAAAAGAATACTTTGATTTCAATCCACTATAATTAAAATTTGGTTCTAGATATTCTTTATAAATTGGCTCAACTTCACTAACCTTAAAATTATTAAATATTTCAATCCAATTCTGCTTATGATTGGGATTAGTATTATAATCCCGATTCTTCATAAAGTATGCAAATGCTAAACATGCAAGATATTCCTTTGTCTCTGCTCTTGCCATTATGCTCTAAGTTTTATCAATATTTATCTTTAAGCCCCTAGAGTCTCATCTCCAACCCAGACAAAGGTAGTCTACATGGTTTTTAGATTCTTGTCAAGTCTTATACTTGAAGTATCATGACTGAGTAACTTTGAGTATTAGCATTAGAAGGACTAAATGTAATTCTAAATCCAGTTGTTAGTTTTTGTGCTTCTGGAACGGTGTAAGATTCTGTGGTACTTCCAGCAGAAACCATTACCGTATAGTTTGCAGATTGCAATGCAGTGCTGAATGAGAAAATTGCATTAGCAAGATTATTTGTCAATGAAAGATTATATCCATCAGTTGAGACTAAACTTCCACTATCAACAGTGGCAAATGCAACTACAGGACTTAGATTTCTAAATGATGATGCACTATTTCTAACCTGAACTGTATCTGTTGTCTTGTTATGAACAATTGCTCCAGGTACTACTCCAGTAGGAGTTACTTTTTTTGCTTGTTCAGTTCCAAATCCAGTTGGGTTTTGCCATAAATTAGAAACTACGTCCAACTCTCCTTGTGTTAATGATGGTGGAATGAAATAGGAATTCATCGATGTCGATGCTGCTCCCACATCAAAGATGGATCTTGCAAAATAAGTATTAACACCAACTTTTGTCAAATACTTATTTGTGTTATAATTTTTTGGTACAAGTCCAAGATTTGTTGAACCAAATCCTACAGTTGAAATTCCTAAATTAGGAACAATCAGTAGGTTTTCTGTAATAAATGATGCTGCACCAGTATCGACTTGGAAGTCTCCATAAGTCATTGATGGTACTACGGCACCTAAATCATTTGGAATTGATCTAGGATCACTTCTAGTTGATCCTTGATCATCCGTTGTGATTCCAAGTATTCCCCTTGATATAAAACCTCCACTAGAATATGTTGCTCCAAAAATTTGAAGTAATGGAGTTTGATTTCCAACAACAAATATGGTATTATTGGTAGTACCAATTCCAACTTCACCTCCAACATATACATTTGTTGTTACTGTGACACCTGCACCAATTGCAAGATTTCTTTGAATTCTGAAATCATTAAAAGTACTGATTCCAGTTAATGTATTAAAGTTTTGTTGATCCGAAACTGGTAAAGGACTACCATCACCCAATGTAACTTCATTTGATCCTGTTCCGACTGTAAGAATTCCTACAATCTTAGAATCTCCTGAAATATATGCCGTTCCTCCAACTTCAAAATTTCTTGTTAATGAAGCACCACCACGATTAACTCCAACTCTTCCATCATAAGTAACTTCAAACTTTTTAGTATTATCATACTTGACATTGAAACTTTCTGTGGTGCCTGCACCAGTTCCCGCATGGAGATTAATACTTACACCACCAATATCATAGTTATTGATATCTAAACGACCAGTTCCAGGAGTATATTTAAGTTGAGCACTACTATTACCAGCACCAACAGACTTACCAATACTTACTGAAGAATTTGCATCACTAGTGATAACAAGACTTGCGGCAGTTGTTTTATTAATTCTTAAATCATCAAAAGTTCCGATGCCTACATCTGCATTTGTTATATTTGCACTAGTAATAGTTGCACTAGTAATAGTTGCTGAAGAAGAAGTTAAATTTCCTTCTAATGCACTTGCAGTAATAATACCTGATGTATTTGCACTAAAACTTGATGAAAGTGTAGAATCTAAAGAAACATTTCCAGTTCCATTAAAAGAAACTGCACTTGCTTCTAAATCACCAATAATTGAAAAGTTTCTAGCATTCTGCAATGCTGTTGCAGTATCTGCATTGCCAGTTAAATTTCCAGTTACATTTCCAGTTACGTTTCCAGTTACGTTTCCTATAAAAGTTGTTGCCGTAACTACTCCACTTGCAAAGATATTTCCATCAGAAACTCCAACACCAATTCCAGTTGTTGGATTTTCTCCTACTTGCAAATAATACTCTGGATTTGTGGTTCCAACTCCGACCAATCTAAACGTATGCAAACCAACACTTTGTGCAACCCATCCCGTTGTTGAGATTGCATAAATGTTTGTCAATCCAGAGGCATCTCCAACAAATCTTGTTGCAGAAATATAACCAGTAGTTGGATTTAATGTGATAGGAGATCCTACATTTAAATTCCCAAAAAAGTTTGCAGTTTCGGCAACACCTAATGTAGTCGCAGTTGCAAGACCTGTAATTTTTGCATTTCCAATTAAATCAAGAGACTCGGTTGGAATGGACGTTCCGATTCCAACCAATCCATTTGCATTTACAATAAAATTATCATTATCAACCTGAACACCATTTCTAAAATTAAATGACTTCCTATAATTTGCCATTATTATAAGCTTTAGAGTTATTTATCTTGTAGTTTTTGTTCAAGTGCTTTAACCTTGCCAGAGAGTTCTTTAATTGCCTCTACAAGCAGTGGAACAACTTTATGGTAATCAACTGCAAGATATCCATTATCTCTTTCTACAACTGCTTCTGGCAGCACCTCACGAATCTCTTGAGCAATCAGACCAACATCATGTCCATCTTTATTAGACTTTTCATTCCAATCAAAGGTATTACCACTGATCGAAAGAACTTTAGCAAGAGGGTCGTCAATTGGAGTAATATTATCCTTTAATCTTTCATCAGAAGTCCAGAATGCAGTAATATCATCAGTTACACTTAAAATACCAGTAATTGTGGTATTTGTTTGAATAGCAACAAAAGAACCAGATGTAGAATTTAACTTGAGATCTCCAGTAGAAGTATCAATAGTATTATCATCTGTAATCGCAATCTGGATATTTCCAAAACTTCCACCAATTGCTACGAGGTTATCACTAAAATTAACATCTCCACCTACTGTAAGATCGCCAGCAATATTTGTATCGCCTCCAACATAAAGATTCTTGGCAATGCCGACTCCACCATCAATAATTACCGAACCAGTAATGGGACTTGTAGATTGTACAGTATTTAAAATTCTTAATTTTCCTGAGATTGAAAAATCATCCTTTACTCTAACATCTTTGTTAAATGTTACTGGACCATCAAACTGGGAAAGAATTTCTCCCGAATCACCACCCTCAACAACAATTCTTTCTTTAACTGTAATTTCATCAAAAATTGCACTGAGTCTTGCAGGATCTTCACCAGTAACGGTTGGAATTGGAGTATCAAATGAAGTTTCTTCACCAGTTGCGGAAGATTTCTTTGTATTTCCAATGTAGAAATCACCTCTGTTGTTCATACCAGTATAAACAACAATACCAGCAGATCTTTCTTGTGCTTGTGACAAGAATTCTTCTCTTTCTGTCAGAGT